GTGTGGCAGCACAAGCTTTAGGAGCTGTTAGTAAATTAGTTGGTGAAAACAGTGCTGCTGGTAAAGCTGCCGCAGTAGCTTCTACAACTATTGATACTTATTTAGGTGCACAAAAAGCTTATACATCTCAGTTAATACCAGGTGATCCTACATCTCCAATACGTGCAGCAATTGCAGCAGGAGTTGCAGTTGCAGGTGGTTTAGCAAATGTAAAGGCTATTCTATCAACTAAAACACCAGGAACTGGTGGAGGTGGAGGTGGAGGTAGTACACCAACTAGACCATCGATACCACAGTTTGATCCAAATGCTAGTATCTCGGCCGCTGCAGAAGGTGTAGAAATAGATAGTACTGTAGGACCTGATTCAGTAGGACCTGGAGGTGGACAACCAACTATTAGAGCTTATGTTGTAGCAGAAGAAATGACATCACAACAAGAAGCTGATGCAAAAATAAACGACTTAGCACGTCTATAATATATAAGATATGAATAAAATAGTAGAATTATTAATAGATTGGGATAACTTAGAATTTGATGACTTAGGTGTAGAAGTAATGTCGATTGTAGATTCTCCTGCCATAGGTATCGATTTCTTAGCATTTAGTGAAGTTAATGACGATATGATTGATGGTATTGTAGACTTGTTAAATCAAGTAGAAGATATCGACAATCGTATCGCGATGGCTAAAGAATCTATAGACTCTTTTGTTAAAGATGAAATTGAATATGACAAAGAAGATTTCTTAAGAAGAATAGGTTTACATGAAATGCCAAATGGTGACCTAATGGAAGGCGCAGAACATGGACAAGAAGCTATAGAAGAAGCAATTCTTAAATTAGCTAAAGAATATGGAGAAACAGTTGACTATGAGAACACTGTATACATTGATGGTACTAAATCTAACTTTGAAAATGTTGGTGATTACCTAAAAGGTATTGTTGGTTTAGATATTCTTGGTAAACAAGATGCTGATAAAGAACCTGAAATCAAATACAGATATACAGGACCTATCTCAGGTAACTCTCGCAGCTTCTGTAAAGCTATGGTTAGATTGAATAAACTATATACTAGACAAGAAATAAGAGACATGGACAGCTCTATAAACACTGGGTTTAGACACAATGGTCAACCTTACAGTATTTTTGACTTTAAGGGCGGTGTTAACTGTAGACATTATTGGGAGGAAGTTGAAATGTACAAAGAAGGTAGACAAACTGTAGTAATGTCTAAAGGTAGAGCAAATGGTAGAGCTGGACAAATTGCTAGCTCATCTAACAATGAATGGAGATATCCAGGTACATTTGCATTCTCAGATGATGAACAAATGATAGTCACAGGACCAGCAATGGTGCCTGATCAATTAATCTTAAGAAAAGATGAGAATGGTGTACCATTTCATGTATTCTTTAGTAAAGACACAGTAAAGAAGATAGCTCAGAAATTCTTTGAGTATAATAAGCAGAATAATACGGATATAAACCACGATGACGACATTACTACTAATAACACTCTTCTTGAATCTTGGATTGTCACTGATCCTAAAATGGACAAAAGTAAAGCAATGGGATTTGAAGTACCTGAAGGCACGTGGATGGCATCATATAAAATTAATAATGAAGAAACTTGGAATCAAATCAAAGCGGGAGAACTAAATGGTTTTTCTGTAGCAGGTCAATTCATTGAAAAAGCAACTAAAGCATGATAGCAGAAACTAAAGACTCGATAGCAAACATAACTACAATGACTGCTGCGGGTAGTGCAATGGTAGATTTCAATAGTATCCTTACTATGGGATTAATTATTACAGGTATTGTCTTAAATATCATGAGAATTAGAGCACACAGAAAGAAGAAAGAGGACTAACTCTAAGTTTTTGTCAATATTGACACTTTCTATATTTCCTTATATCTGGCACAAAGTCAGACATTAACTAAAAAAACTTAAACAGTATGACAGTCAATGACGCAATTACAAAACTTAAGGTGATGCTAGGAGCAGACACTGCAGAAGTTACAGTTGTTGAAAACAAGTTTGCTGAAGCAGAATTAGTAGATGGTACTCAAGTGTACACTGAAGGTGAATTACAAGATGGAGCAATCCTTTTTGTAAGAGCTGGAGAAGGTGCATCTGAAGATCCATTCGCACCTGCTGGCAAGCATGAAACAACTGATGGTCTTATCATAACTGTTGGTGAAAATGGTGAAATCTCTTCTATCGAAGAAGGTGGCGCTGAAGTTGAAGCTTCTGAAGAAGAAAAGAAAGAAGAAGTTGAAATGGAAGAAGTTATCGAAGAAGAAGAGAAAGTAGAATTTGACGCTGAAGGCATGCTTGCTGGAATCGCTGATATGCTTTTACCTTACACTGACGAGTTAACAAAGATTAAAGAGGAGCTTTCTACCTTAAAAGAAAGATTTAACACCGTAGCGGATGAACCTGCTGCAAAACCAGTTAGAAATACGTTTAGCGAAAACAAAGTAATCGCAGACCAAAAACTAGCAGAAAGAATGGATGCATTACGCTCTATTCGCAAATCGTAACTAATAACTAAAAAAAACTATTAAAAATTATGGCATTTGGATTTGACATTTCAGCTCTTCCAGCATATACGGACCAATTATCTTTGGACCTTATCTCGAAGGCTGTATTAAAAACAGATTTACTTGATTATGTAGATCTAAGAAGCGGGTTCACTAGTGGAACAGTCGCTATTAACTTAGTTGATGCAGACTTACCTGTATCAGCATTATCTTGTGGTTGGACTTCTGACGGTGAAGTAACTTACTCACAAGTAAACGTAACTATCGAATCATTACAGTCTAAGACTGAAATGTGTATCGAAGATTTAAGATCAGTATACCAATCAGCATTTATGAACGCTGGTACTGGTAACGATTTCTTACCTTTCGAGGAAGTAATCTCTGAATCTTACGCAGACAAATTAAGAAAGTACAACGAAGGTTTCCTAATCAACGGATTCGGCGCTACTACTGGTCTTAAAGCACAGATTACATCTGCAAACGGAGCAACACTTCAAGGTGGTACTCCAGCAGCATGGACTGCAGCTAACGCAGTTGAGCAAGCATTAGACTTATATGATGCAATTGATGAAGCAGTAAAAGATAGAGAGGACTTGATTATGGTTGTTTCTCCTGACGCTTATAGAGCATTAGTAAGAGGTTTAGTAGCTTCTAACTTATTCCACTATGATTCAGTATCTGGAAACGATGTAGTTATCCTTCCTGGAACTAACATCACTGTAGTTAAGTCTTCAGGTCTTGTTGGATCTGATTACAAATTCGCTGGTCCTGGTAAGATGATCTTAGCAGCAACTGGTTTAACTGATGAGTTAGATAACTTTAGATTCTTCTACGACGAAGCATCTGACGTAATGAAGTTTAGAGCAGCTTGGAGATTAGGAGTTGGAGTAGGTGAAGTAAACCTATTCGCTACTAACGATATGGCGTAAAACAAACTAACCAGGATCATTTAGGTGATCCTGGTTTAATTAACTAAAAAAAACAATAAGAAACTATGGCATGTGATATTACATCAGGATTTACATTAGACTGTAACGATAGTAACGGAGGTATTGAAAAGATCTTCATCGCTAATGGACCAGTTCAGTCAATCACTGAAGCAGCAGGAACAATTTCAGCTATTACAGTTGGAGGTTCAGCATTAACACCTAGTGATTTCTTTGCGTTTGAAGTTCCAAGACAAACTAGTTCATTCACAGAAACTATCAATGTTTCTAACGAAAACGGAACAGTATTTTACGACCAAGCATTAACTATGATTCTAAATAAGATGGAAGCAGCAAAACGCGACCAAATCTTATTATTATCTCAGAACAATGAAATGGTAGTTGTATTTAAAGATAACAACGATAAATACTTTTCAGTAGGTATTCAAAGAGGAGCTTATATGACTGCAGGTACATCTGTATCTGGTGTGGCATATGGTGACAGAAATGGATATGAACTAACTTTCTCTGGTATGGAAGAACAACCAGCATTTGAAGTTACAGGATCGATTGTTGAAGCATAAGCTTTAACTCAATTTTATATAATAAT